AGTCCCGACGCCAATAAGTGTCCCATCTGGGGCAATAGTGATTGCCTTAACGCAGCAGGATCCTTGGCTTTGCCATTGTTGACTGGGTAAATTTTTATAACTTTGTTTTGTCCAAAGCTGGCCGCCACCGCCGCCAACTGCAAATAAGGAGCCATCTGGAGCGATTGCGATAGAATATACCTGTTCTCCTGGGGTCGACGCCTTTACCCAGGCGTCATTTACGCCTGCTTTGGAATACAACGTGTTGTCCGTTCCTACACCAATAACTGTGCCATCTTGACCCATTGCAACCGATATTGCACAGCAAGCGTTCTTTACTGAGGCCGACCAGTTTGCATCGTAGGCTGTTTTGCGCACTATGTTATTTGCACCGATGCCCAATAAACCCTTGCCGTCGTTCATCGTGCAAATCGCTTGACAGTTACTTGTGTTGTCATTAATTAGCTCCCACGGTGCACTTAACCCTTGTCTGCTATAAAGATTACCATCGGTTCCAATTCCAATAATAATGTAAGGGTTGCCCGGGTTGCCATAACAGCCCATCCGGTGCTTATAATCGGGATTTGTGGCCCAAGCAAACGCATCGTCAATGAGAGCAGAGAGAGTTTTCCCCTTTGCCCAGCTACTTGACGCATCCGGCTTTTCGGTTCCTGCTCCACATCCGGCCTTTTTCCATATTTCGTCGTAGCATTGTTGGGTAATCCCAGTGCTGTCCGCAGAATACGAGCCACACGGCAATTCAGTCTCGGTCTTTAAATGATTTACATAGTTGGAGACAGCCTGGCGATATTCAATCAACAGATTTTTATATTCTGAACTTAGGGTTTCTAAATCAAGAACGCTTGACTTACTTTTATTATGTATTTCTTCTGTATTTTGTGGATTCATCTATATATCTATTACAAGAAAACATATTTTACTTTCTGCGATAAAAATAGAACGCTATGGAGGAAACAGAGAGAATGCAAACAACCGAGACAACTACGGCGACGGGTGGCGAATATTCAACCTCGGTTGGCGCCCATGCAATCCTACGAATTAGGCTGTCTATTGGCGGCTGTATGGGCTTTTGTAGGTTAGCCTGGTCGGTTAGTTTTCTTATAGACTCCTGCATAGATTTTGTGCAGTAATCATGTAGCTGTTGGTTAAAAATATTCGGTTTTGAGCAATACTCATAAAATGGCTGGTTAAATATTTTAGGCTTGGATGTAAGTGTAAATATAAGTGATCTAAACATCTATAATCTTACAATCTTAAAATATTTAATAAATGGCATTTTAGCGAGATTGCGGCTGAACAACCGCTGCGGGGGCTCGGTACATTTTTGAAATAATACCCATTGCCACAAAAATACTCAAGAATAGACCCCAATTTCGTAAATAACCCGAGTCGTACATTTCCATATAGTCGGAAATCAATTCGGACGACGCGTTGATTTTGGGTTCAACAATGCCAAGTTTTGCCCTTAATCGTCTGTTTGTTTTTCTCTCTTCTTTAATTGCTGCATCTAATTTGAAAAGGGTCTTGTTCATTGTGTCAGTGCTACTTTGTACATCATTTGACAGCATAAACATATCAGAGTTCATCTTGTTCAAATTGCTCTGTATATTTTGAAACATTTGTTGGTACTCTGGATAATCAGGATTTTTATTGAAAAAAACATAATACTTTTTGAAGTCGTCCAACATGGCAGGTAGCTGCGAGTTCATTGTTGCAATTTTTTCTCTAAATTTGCTTGAATCCGGGAGGGTATTGGTTATTTCTTTAGTATCATGCAGGTCCATTAATATACATAGGTATTTAAATAAAAATCAAATAATATTAATCAAACAATAAAAATGAACCAAAACAAATCAAAAATGAACCAAACCCCTCTTCACATACCATATTTGGCGGATTAATGAATGAAATGTAAATATAGATAATAAAATGCAAAATTTAGTATATAAACAATTTCTCCATAAAATATGTTTTCGTTTATATTTATTATAATAAATAATAGCATGAAAATTTGCAAAAACAATGACGACAATAGAATTAGGTTACAATCTGTCAAATAACAATGTCTGATCATAAAAAATAATATAGCGGCAAATGCTAAAAGGGCAAAAAAATAATGAATATTGTTGGTTTCGTTTACCCATATGAGGCCATATATCCCAATAAGTAATATACAAATTAAAATTTTTGAATAACGGTCATTTCTCTCTAATTCGTACAACATGGTTCCTATGCCCATCAAAAGCATAAAAAATAGTATGTGGTGTTTACAATTATCATTACATATTATGTTAGATACGCTATTATTTGAATTATAACTATAATAAACGTAAAAAATTGGCACTAAATAACAAATTATCATAAACAACAATAATGAATTTTTACTCATATTATATATTTGGCGGATATAATATAGTTGGCAGTTGAAATGCGCGCGGGTTCAATAAAATTTAAAAGAATGCGTCATTATCAAAACTGGTCAGTTTATCAACTTGCTCTCTTGTTTCCGGGTAACCCCCAATAAAGGTGCCATTGTAAAAAATCATAGGAAACACTTTTATATCTCGGTTGGCCATATTATTCATAAAAAGCAAAAAAGACTGTTTATCTTCAAGAATATATTCGTCACAATCTACCACAGTAAAATCTAACTTGTTGTCCTGCAGTAATGTTTTCACCTTTGAACACTGTAAACAGCCGCTCTTGCTATAAATTGTAAAACCAGACTCATTGGGCGGTGTATATTCCATTAAATTATCACGTTATTATTTCTATGTCTCTTTATACGTTTTGCATTTTACAGTTTACATTTTGTACTTTTAAATACAGACTCTATAGTAGTTCGCCTCAATTGCAGTCTTGCTGGGTCGTATAATATTGCATACTTGTCCAGGTCTCAGACCAATTACGCGCGCAACTGGGTCAAACCGCGAAATATCTGGAAACAACGACCTATCCGCAATATTGTATTTTTGCATAATACTAACAACCTCCGACTCCACCATAACACGATGCGGCGGGACCAGAACGTGCTCTAATATATTAAACTGTAGGCGTTTGATGCTTTCCACGACGATAAAGATTCCCTCGCTCTCCCAAATGTGCTTCAATTCATTGATCAGTGTCTCATTTGGGTCATCCTTAATAATGATAAACAACGTGTCCGTCTTTTTAAGAGTTTCGGTGAGAACAAATAGGTCGTCAATCATCTCCTGAAGGTTCTTGGGTGCTGGCCTGACACCCAAATAGTAGCGAATATATATCTTCTTCTTGGGATTTTCAGTTGTAACCTTATCGTCTCTTGTTTCTAAAAGCATGTCAAGCTGATTGTTCTGTTTCATTGAATTCACCTCGTTGATGCTAAAGTTTGCATAATCGTTTATATTATAGCCCTGCTTGTCCATTAAATCCAGAACTATTTTTCTGGAAGTAAATATCTGGGAAATTTGAACACTTGCGTTTTGACTCGCCATTCTTATACTATAATATAAACATATTGGTATTTTTTATTTCAATTTTATTTCAAATTATTTGCATTTTAATTAAGTTTTAATTGAGAAACCCCGTTTACAATATTATTTTCTTTGTACCCTCTTCAGACTTCTTTTCTTCTGACGGCGGACCGCTGCTGCTATTTGCCTCCACGGGAGGAGGAGGCGGGGGCTTAACTTCTAAAATACTGGAATCTGCAGAGGAACTTGCGGGTGCGAGCGGAACAGTTGTAGGGGAACTTGCAGGCGCAAGCGGGACCGTTGTAGAGGAGCTTGCAGGCGCAAGCGGGACCGATTCTGATGTTCCAGGAGGGGTATTTGGGTTGTATTGCGGTGAGAGTGGCGCGTATGTGGGTGAATTTGAGTTATAAGCTGGCGAGCCTTGAAATGTGTTGCGTATGTCAGTTACTTGTGTAGGAGAAGGAGGAAAATCTGGTGTATGTGGACTATAAGCAGGGGGTCCGGTAACATAGGGAATTGAATCCGGTGTATTAGGATTGTATACTGGTGATGCAGGCGCGGCTGGCGGGGTCTCTATTTCTACCACTGGCTCTGGAATATTCGGGGGTGCCCGTGAAACCTCCTTAAGTCGCTTCTCTATGTTTTGGTTAATTTCCTTGACGACCACTGCAGCGTCGCCGTCGCTCTTCATTAATTTATTAATGTTATTAGAGAACGACATGCTTAGCAGCTGGTCAACATTGTCTTCTGTAATAATATGCATCTGCACGTTCATAATTTGAAGCTCTTGCATTAATAACTTGAACGCATAGGGCACCCGCAACACACTAAATGACCGACCAAATCTGCTCAAATTCATAATGCTCTGAGTTCCATCTGGATTTGTGTTAAATTTAATCGGGCCGTCTGCATATGGACTCAAAAACAGGTTTTGCGCTTCGTTGTAAATCGCAATTGCGCCTGTTTTATTGCAGATAGCGATGAAATATTCTTCCTTTTCGCCTCTTACCATAAAGGACTCGTTCAAGAAATAAGACATACCGTGTGCCAAAACGCCATCACGTTCCATTTCACCAATACGCAGGCCACCGTCGTTTGCGCGGCCTTGAACCGGCTGGCGTGTTAAAACGGTATTTGGACCACGAGCACGATAATTGATTTTATCCTTTACCATGTGCTTTAACCGCATATAATAGGTTGGACCCATGTAAATATCCGCGGCGAGCTGTTCGCCACTCATGCCATTATACAGAACCTGGTTGCCAGACGAATGGAATCCGGCTTTAACAAGTAGTGGTGCATATGTGGAGTAATTAGGTCCCTTCACCTGGAATGCAGTGCAGTCGCCAAATGCGCCGTAACTTGTGCACACCTTGCCGAACAAACTTTCTACGATTTGCCCAATAGTCATACGGGATGGGATCGCATGCGGGTTAATTATCAGGTCAGGGCGGATACCATCTTCGGTAAACGGCATATCTTCTTCAGGAATAATGAGACCAAGAGTGCCCTTCTGTCCGGCTCGCGACGCCATCTTGTCGCCAATCGCAGGCAGACGTTCTTCACGAACGCGAACCTTTGCAACATTGAACCCTTCCTCGCCGTGCGTAATAAACGCCTTATCAACAAACCCAAGTTGTCCCTTCTTGGTCTTAACAGAGTCATCGGTCCATACGTCCTTATTCGTCAAAGACGAGTTAATTTTGCCGATCAATATGACCTTCTCATTTAACTCTGTGTTTTCCTTTACGAGGCCGTGTTCGTCCAAATAACTATAGTCATAACCCTGTTTTTTGCCTACAACGTTGTTTTTCTCAATGTTTGCAAACTTGGAATTGGTTAATCCTGTAATCTTGGAACTTTCCTCTCTTGTTTCGTAAGAGGAATAGTAGGTAGTTCTAAATATACCGCGCTTAATAGCGCCTTCGTTAATCAAAATGGCGTCTTCCACATTGTAGCCGGTATAACACATAATTGCAACAATCGCATTCACGCCGTATGGCTGCTCTTCGTTATTCACATATTCCAAGTACCGCGATTTGATTAACGGGGTTTGGCCATAATTCAATATGACTCCCATCTTATCAATTCGCATTTGATAGTTTGAATGGTACACGGACACTGCTTGTTTGCTTTGTCCACAAGAGAAGGAATTTCGGGTGACGGGGTTATGTTCCGGGTAAATAATCAAATTGCCCATGACGCCCAAGATTAAAGAGGGGTCAATTTCCAAATGAGTGTACCATTTGGTTTTCAGCAAATCATCCACATTTATGGCAATTAGCGCCGTCTCCTCTTCTGAAGTGTCAATGTAATCAACGACCGACTTGTTTCTGTTCAAGTGTTCCAACATATTCTCACTACTGCGTTCCCTGTATAGTTCATTTGGGTCATAGAGCTTATTATTCTTTGTCTTGAAATTCTCGTCTGATTTTTTTGTGAATCCGGATATAATTTGTTCCCATGTAAGCGTGCCGGCGTTTAATAAATCCTTCACCTCCTTTCTATCATAGCTAAACTTATCGTCGTCGATATAATAAATGGGTCGCGTCAATCTTCCTGCATCCGTATAGATGTAGACTTCGTTACGCTGGTAGTCAAACGATATGCTTGTATAAGTAGGGATAATTCCATTGCGTCTGTATAATTTAAGCGCGCTTACTATTCCGATTGGGTCGTCAACGGCTCCTATCCAAATTCCATTGACAAACACCTTTGAACTGACGCCCAACTGCTCAGGGGAACATT